CTGAGCACAAAGAACACAAGAATCCTGATGTAACATATCACTACGCTATGGGCGACGATATGCATCACGCGTTCACTGTTCACAAGAACGGCAAGGCAGCCAACGATCCTCACATCAAGAAGCTCACGAAGCATCTTGAAGACGTCACAGACTAATACCACTTGAAAGGTTAAGAAAATGTCTAACATGGACAAATACACAAAGTTTATCGCCGAGCAAGTACGCAAAGACGGTGGTTACGTTGCAGAAGCTGCTGAGGCTAAGGACCCACATGCTGATATGGAAGATGATGGCTTTCATCACTTCCATACCACACCAGAAGGGCACCACATCTACGCCCACGAAGATACAGATAGAGGTGAATCTCTACACTATGCTGTAAAGCATCCAGATGGTAAGGTAACGCACCACTCTATCGAGCATGCTGGTGATCCTGTTACATCTAAACAGATGAACTCTAAACAGGAATGGCATAGTGTAAGCAAGCACGACATTCCTAACGATAGCGTTAGAAAAGTTATTCATAAAGATATTAAAGATGAGACAGCTGACAATTAATAGCTTTTAAAATTAATATAGAAAACCGGCTTCGGCCGGTTTTCCTTTGTCTGATAAATAGTGGATTAATACAGGAAAATGTTATGGCAACTTTCACTCCAAAGAACTTCCCGGCGGATGTAACTGGGAATGCAACGTTTAGTGGAATAGGCGAAAGAACTATATACGCTCCTGTGTCTGCTGATATCACAAAGTACAAATATGCTGATGGTTTTAAAGCAGCGAAGCCTACGAACCTTCTATCGATCAATGGTTTTGTGATGGAAAAGTTACAGACGGGCAAGAAAGTATACTTTACTTTTCCTGCTAAACTGTATAGTGGCTTAGGGAAAGAAAGGGGCACCTTTGCTGGTGTTTCCCTCAAATCAGCCAAAGGTAAGACGGATGGATATGTAGCTATAGGACATATTACTAAGCCTGCTGGTGCCGGTCAGGCTAGAATTGGCGCTGGTGCTAAAACGCAATATGCTGTGGCTGACGAAATCGAGCGGTTAGCAGCTTTAAACCAAAAGAGCTATAAGTTCGAATCTACAGCAAGACCTGGATCTACAGCCCCCGATCTTGTAGTCAAATACGATAATAAGAATATCCAATTTGAGATCAAGGGCACCAATTCGCCCACAGCTCCTATTACGTTCTTTGACAAGTCTGTTAGTAGAAGAAACGTACCAGACATCATCAATAGGATTGCTGACATATTTAAACCCGAGGGTGTAGTTGTCCAGCCAAATCAAAGCTCGTTTCTCGCTGCTATGGACTATTACAATCTAAAAGATAGTACGATAGGGCTAGCCGGGGATCCAGGAGCGCCACGTAGCGGCAAGCTACCACCAGAGTTTACGACGACTGATACTACAAAAATGCGTAAGCTACGAGATATCATTATCGAGCATTTTATAGAAGGTGGGGACGATTATTTCGTTGTGCATAATAGAACAACGGATAAGTTTGATATATATGCAATCTCGTCCACCAACAACCCCCTAAAATATCCAGCGCTGCCAGGGTTTTCGTCTTTTGCCTTAGCCACATATGGTGGGGCTAGCAGCGGATCCACTCGCGTCGGGTTAAAAATCAAATTAAAATAACTGTTGACTTTATTTTCAAAAGAAGCTAAAAGAAGATATGGTAAAGAAACGTTTTAAAGAGTTTGTAGGTTCCGGAACGCTCACGATATTCGATATCGATGAGACGCTGTTCCATACCAAAGCTAAGGTTGCTGTCGTCAAGGACGGTAAGGTTGTCCGCATGTTAGACAATCAGGAGTTCAATACCTACAAGCGCAAAGCTGGTGAAGAGTTTGACTTCAAAGAGTTCAGGTCTGCAGAAGTTTTCCGTAGGACTTCCACTCCTATTGTAAACATGATTAACAAAGCTAAGGCAATCGTCAAAGCTATGAATAATCCTCATAGTCGGGCTATCATCGTTACTGCTCGTGCAGACTTCGATGATAAGAAAATGTTTCTTCAGACGTTCCGTGATCACGGTCTTCCTATTGATCAGATGCACGTAGAGCGCTCAGGTAGCCTCGGTATCGATTCTCCTGCAGAAGCCAAGAAAGTGGTCTTCCGGAAGTATCTAGATACTAAGAACTACACGAAGACTCGCCTCTATGATGATGCAATGTCAAATATAAAAGCGTTTCTGGAGCTCCAAAGTGAGTATCCAAACGTAGAATTCGAAGCTCAGTTTGTGAAAGCTGACGGATCAGTCAAGAGGATCAAATAATGAAAAACTTTAGCTCATTCGTTACAGAAGCACGTATGACCACCGTAGGTGAGATTACAGCCGCTATTGCTAGTCATAAGAAGGCTGGAGAAATCCTCAATCCTGTATATCAGGATCTTGGTAATCAAGCTCGTCGTATTTTCGGTAGCGATACAAACCATGCTCGTAGTGTGATGCTCAAGCATATGCATGCTGAGTATAGACCGCAGGAGTTGGTTGATCTCTATTATGGGTGGCCACATGATTCGTTTGCATCGCTCAACAAAGCTGCAAAAATACTCGCCAAAGTCAAGGATCCTAAGTTAAAGGATGTTATTACAGCTGGCAACCAGGTAGTTAAGACATGGACTCCTATTGCTGCTGACCTTAAAACCCTCAAGGGTAAGGTGGTCAAGACCTCTCAGAAGCGAGCTGAAGTCAAGGCTGCTGCAGAGAAAGTGATGTCAGGCAAGAAAGCTTCGTCAGCACCTCTTATCAAGATCTTCGAAAGCCATATGAACGAATACATCGCGATGGCTGAAAAGCGGGCGAAAGACTTCGTCAATGATAGGCTGGAAGTACTTAAGAAGCATGGCATGGATCTAGATAAAGTTGCTCCTTATCCCAGTTCCCGTACAATGAGTGCATCGGAATATAAGACTGCTCAGGCTAAACGTGATCTGTATCGTTCTATTACTAAGTCCACAAAGAGCTCGCTTAGCAGAGGCGAGCCAGATATCCGCGAACCTAATAAGGTTATGATCGACCGTTATATCGAAATGAATAAGCAGGGTGCAGAAGATGCATACCGTAATTTCATGGAGAAGATGATTCAGAAGATTGGTAAGCCTGTTGTCGATGCTAAGATGACAGGTAACATCTGGACAAACGCTGTGCTGACTGTTACAACCGATGATAACGAAAAGCAAGTCTGGCACACACAGATGATTCTAAACTTCTCGAAGTATCAAAAGATGTTTAACCAATTCCCCTCACGCAGGAAGAGTTGATAGGATTATAAATAGATAATAACTCAACCGTCGAGCGAATCATGAAATCATTTAAGTCCTTCATCAAAGAATCGGTTCGCGTAGGCCTACCACACATCCATTCTACCACAACAGCAGCTGGTAATCAGACACCATCGCTATCCACGGATCAGTTCGAAAAGTCTACAAAAGGTGGTAAGCTGCACGTACGTGATGTTACAGAGAAGACCGATGGTCAAACTCTTGTAATGGGTCACGATAAGCATGGTTTCTTTACACAGCATTCTGGCTCTGGCGACGAACGAATTCGTACTGGCCAAGGGCATATTGATCGTGCAAAGAAAAGAGCACAGGAAACAGGTAAGGAATATCGTCCTGAAGCTCCAGAAGCCTTCTCTAAGTTTCATAACGCACTTCACAAAAACAAAGCCCTCCAAGATCATCTAGCCTCAGAACATAAGAAGACAGGCAAAGATGTGATTGTAAGAGGAGAAGCTTTTAATCGTAATCTAGCCACGCCCGGAGCAAAGAAGGGCGAATCTAAGTTCGTTCATACGTCATATTCGACCAAGAATATGGGTAAGCATGGCTCGTTTATTATCCACTCAAAGCTACCAGACAACAGTGGACATGATACAGAGCACTTCAAGAAATTATCCGATCACAACGTAACATTCGATGATGATAAAATCAAGCACAAACCAGGCCACGTAGATGTGAAGTCGGAAGTATCAGACTACCACAAGCTGGATCATGGTCTGATTAATTCTCGTACTACTCCTAAAAACAAAGCTGCTAAGCTAGCTGAAGTAGAGAAGTTTAACAACATCAAAAAGCGTGTATCGGGTAAAGTACAAGATCACATTCAGAAGCAAGGCATTAAGCCTAAATGGGGTTCGGGGACAGAAGGTCTAATTGTACACCCTTCTGCTCACAATTCTGAGGCAGCAAGATTCAAAATAACCAGCGATGCATTCAAAAAGTCTAAGACTGGTGCAAGCAGATTCGGAGCAAATAAGTGACCATACGTTTCAAGAGTTTCATTGTCGAGGGTGGCAACGTCAAAGTAGGTCCTAAAGGATCTGAAACATCAGCTGCTCCCTTTTCAGTCACAGCCAAAAATCGTGGACAGAAAAGAAATGATATTCATCATGCCTTAGGTTCAATTCACGATGCTTTTCATAAAGAGCATGGTGAGCATCTATTCGGACATGGTCAAGAGCATCTGCATGCCGGACATATCTACTCTGGCTCGACCCATGACCTCATGGACAAAAATATTTCACACGAAGAATTCGCTAAGCATAAGCCGAGCGTTGGGGACGTCGATGTTCAGGTGACACAGGATCACAAGAATAAACTCGAGTCCACATTGAAGGCTGGTCATCGATTCGGTAAGTATACTGTTGCTGGTACAAAGAAGCATGGTAACGAGATCTCTGCTGTTATGAAGCACGACAATGGTGAACACCACCAGTTTGACTTCCAAGGCGTAAAACATCCTGGCTCAGAATCAGAACGATTCCTTCACTCGTCCTCATGGCACGATACTAAGGCTGGAATCAAGGGTGCTCACCATAAGATTCTAATCAATGCAGTCGGTGGTGATAAACATAAGTTCTCTATCACGCATGGATTAAGATCCCGTACAGACGATTCAGATCCGGGTAAGACTCATCCAACAGAAGTTGCACATCATATGTTCGGTCATAAAGCCGATCATACACAGATTCATTCATTCCAAGGCGTGACAAGTCTGATTAAAAAGCACGTTCCAAAGGAACAGCATCAGGCTATCTACGATAAGTTTAAGAGCAGTGTACAGTCCCAAAAGGGCACTGATCATGAGCCTGCTCTATCACACCTCCGTAAGCACTTAGGTGTTAAGGATACTGTCAGCGAATCTCTGACTGAAGCAGCCGAGCAGCACGCCCATGCAGCGTTCATGGGAGCTTCACCACATACTCACATGGGTCACCACACTGATGTTGTTGGTGGTATGGGTCATGGTAAGAAGTTTGTAGGACTCTCGGGTAAGTCAGATGTTTTTTCTGATAAAGAAAGAGAAGATATTGCTAACAAGCAATCAGATGGTAAGGCTGAATTCAAGGTAGAAAAATCTGCAGGTATGACTGTCGGACGTGCATTTCACTCGATGAAGGGTCCAGGCAAGAAAGTTCTCCACCTACACTTTGGTCACGACCGTAAAGAGATGGCAGAGCGGCTGAAATCATCTATTGAAGCTGGTAAGATCCCAGAACTTCAAGGTCATAAGCCAGATGCAGTTCATATTCACTATCCTAAGGATGAGAATCGCTCGCATGGCATGTCTGGTACAAAGATGAGAACAGCAGCTACAGAAAGCGATCTTCCAACCTACAAAAAGCATCTTGGATCCAACTTTTCTGATAAAGAAGCTAAGTCGATTATGGATAGAACTCGTGTAGGCTTGATGGCTGGCAAAATTAAGGTTAAAAGATAATGGCTCAATGGCGTATCGACTCACACGAATGGAAGCAACCTCATAACGTAACGCTCTTTGAAGCTGTTATGTTGGCAGATCCATACGGTAACCTGGTAGGTCCAGCTAATCCTTCTGGCGTTGCGGTCGATGCGTTTGGTCGCTCTCGTATGTCGATGCCAATGACCTTGTTTGATTCATCTCATAGATACAGGGATAATGGTCTTTGGAATACTTCTAACACTGCTGGTACAACGGTAGCCCATAGCACAAACCAAGGACTCATCAATCTCACACTACCTACAACCGCAGATGCTGAGATTATTAGAGAGACCACCAAGGTCTGTTCATACCAACCAGGCAAATCTCTGTTTATTTTAAACACGGTTGTTCCTGCAACACCGAAAGCTAACCTCCGCCAACGTGTTGGATACTTTGGTGCAGAAAATGGAATCTACTTTGAGATAGATGGTACTACTGCATATTTTGTAGAAAGATCATACACAACAGGGGCATTAGTAGAAACACGGGTTGCCCAATCCGATTGGAATATAGACACACTGCAAGGATCGGATGTAAACATACCTGGCCAAGGTGTAGGGCCTTGTCCTTCTGGCGTAGAGCTTGATTTATCTAAGGCTCAGATCTTCTGGATGGATATCGAATGGCTTGGTCTAGGCACAGTTCGTTGTGGGTTTGTCATCGATGGCAAGCTGATCCACTGTCATTCGTTCCACCATGCCAATTTAATTGCTTCGACATACATCACGACTGCTTCTCTTCCACTTCGCTACGAGATGAAGAATACAGGCACAACAGCCAGTCCATCTACAATGGGCCAAGTTTGTTCATCCGTAGTATCCGAAGGTGGATATGAACTGCGTGGGTTGCAGCAGGCTGCTACTGTTCCTATTACAACACCAATAGACTTACCAGTAGCTGGGACTTACTATACAGTTTTATCGATCAGACTGAAGACAACACCGAATCGTCTTGACGCTATTGTTATTCTTACAGCTCTTTCTATTCTAGGCGTGACAAACAATGCTGCTTATAATTGGCAAGTAAGAGCAAGTGGTACGTCAAATGGTGGAACGTGGGTTGATGCTGGTGCTGATAGTGCTGTCGAGTATAAGATTGGCGGCGGAGATTATACAGGTGGTAGAGTTCTAGCATCAGGCTACACATATGGGTCTAACCAGGGAGCTGGTTCGGTTGATATTCTGAAGGAAGCTCTCTTTAAGTTTCAATTAGAAAGAAACGGCTTAACAGGTGCCCCTTTTGAGCTTTCGCTGGTAGCATCAACCGGTAATAACGGCTCTGATATTCTTGCATCAGTAGACTGGGAAGAAGTTTCTCGCTGACCTCTAATGTGTTACTCTTATAAATAGATCACGGTCAGGCCAAGGCAAACCCGTTTTAGTTGTTTCAGATAAGCCTAAGGGAAACTCTGATGGAAGAAAATACAGTACCAGCCCGCGACATAAGTGTTACTTCTCCCAAGCTAGATGCCGTTGTCGGAGAAATGGGTGCCTTGGTTTTGATCGAACGGTTTACACAGGCTTCTTGATATAGATTCAAGGAGTCTTTTTTTGTTTAGAGGACTATATGGACGAATTAGACGAGAAGGTTCTTGATATTACGCAGCGCCAGAAGCGCGCGCAAATTCTGCGACGTTATCACAGTAAGATTGAGCGCGCAAGAGAACTATCCCAAAAGCGATTAGCTCCCGAAAAAAATATTAAAAAGAGAGCCTATGTTCAGGCCCGCCAGATGGTCCGTAAGATGGTCGCTGGTAACAAAGGAGCTGATTACCAAAAGCTAGGTCCAACAGAAAAGATGTCCATTGACAGAGCAATTGAAAAGAAAACTGCTCTAATTAAAACTCTAGCTCTCCGATTGATTCCTCGTATCAAGCAGGATGAGGCAAAGAGATTACAAGCCTTTGTTAAAGGACAGGCTTTAGGTAACACAGGACATACTCCTGTATCTGAAGAACTAAACACTTTATTTTCAGAAAATTTTGATAGCATAGCAAATCAAAGAAAACAAGCAGAGCAACAAAGTTCGAAAAACGACAACATTATATTCTTTGGTAAGTTCGAGGACGAAAAGCAAAATAAGACTTCAGTCTATAAAGCCATTTCTAAAAAGGCTGAAAAGGCTAATGTCAAGGAAGATATCCTAGGAATCGTCTATGATCGAGGAATCGAATCCTGGAACGAAAGTACTGGCGTATCACAACAACAGTATGCATTCGCCCGTGTAAACTCATACATCAATCAGGGCAAGACATACTTTAACGAAGATGCTGACCTCCATGAAGCTCGTGCTCCTGGTAGAGCATATGTTGCTCCATTCAACGATGAGCAAGGCAATCAAAAAGGCTGGAAGTCATCTGATAAGTGGGGTAAGGTAAAGTACTGGCAGCCACATGCCAAGAAGTCCGCTCTTAAGCATGCTGGTCTTCAGGAAGCTAAAGCTACACCATGTGGTCGTTGTGGTACAACTCACGTGCCCCCATCACAAGGTGGTACATGCCCAGCATTAAAGAAAAAGAATGAAGAAACAAACGAGAACTTCATGGATGGTAAAGGCCCAGGTAAGCCAGGCGATTCAGCTCGCCACGGTCTGAAGGGCAAATCAGCATCTGAGCTTAAGGCAATTCGCTCTTCTGAGACTGCTTCCCCTCGCAAAAAGCAATTAGCTCATTGGATGCTCAACATGCATCACAATGAAGAGACTGATCTTGGTGAAGCTGGACTGTGGGATAATATCCATGCCAAGCGTAAGCGCATTAAGGCTGGCTCAGGTGAGCGTATGCGTAAGCCTGGATCCGAAGGAGCTCCTACTAAGCAGAACTTTAGAGATGCATCAGAATCCATCGAAGAGGGTTATGATGTAAACTCTAAGCATTACAAAGCTCTGACAGATCTCGATCTTAATACTAAGAACCGTGACATGACCACTCAGAATGATGGTTATGGTCCTCTTAATCCTGGTGACGAGAAGGGGTCAAAACCTTTCTGGGACAAGAAAGCTAAGATGTGGAATACTACTGTAGAAGCTGCAATGGAAGCTCGCTGTGGTAATTGTGCCGCATTCAACCAAGCTCCTGCAGTTATGAAAAAGATGGCAGAGGGTCTTGGACCTGCAGGCAAAAAGATTCAAGAGCTTTCGAATCTTGGCTTTTGTGAGCTATTCGAGTTTAAATGTGCAGGGGATAGAACCTGCAATAAGTGGTTAGTCAACGGTCCTATCACTGAAGAAGATACGGGCAATGGTACTACCCTTGTCGATAAAGAGTCGAGGAACTCAAAGGCTCGTAAGAAGATCGAAGTTGTAGATCGTAAGCCTCCATACACCGAACATAGTAAGCAGCAAGAGATTCAAAAGAAGATCATTGACGAGCAAGGCAACTCTCAGCCAGATCCTAAGAAACGCCTCGTCGCCACCGATTCATTGGTGAAGGCATATAAAAAAGATACTCCAGGTGAATCCCTAGATGAAAATTTCAACATTGCTTTTGCAGCTGGAATTGGCGTAACTATGACAGCAAAAGATTTAGGTATGCAAGCCCAAGGTGGTTTTGCCCTACATCCTTCAGTCGTGGAAGAAATGAAAAAAAGAAAGACGGAACAAGAAGTTGATGAAGAAGTAAGATCTGCAGATGTAAAGGGCGTGGTCGTGCATACTGCTTCAGGTAAAACAGTAATACGTAAACAAAAGGTGGATCGTAAGATTATTGGCACTGGCAACTTAACAGATGGAAAACCAGATGATACGCTTTAAAGAATTTGTAGAAGCAACTTATCAAGGTAAGAAGGTAACGCTGAATAAACGCTTGCCTGGAGACGTAAAAAAGTCTAAAGTGTTTGTAGATCTAGATGGGGATGGTGTAGCCAAGAAGGTGAACTTTGGCGATAAGAACATGACCATCAAAAAGAATATACCAGCTCGTCGCAAGTCATTTAGAGCGCGTCACAATTGTGATAATCCTGGTCCAAAGGATAAAGCGCGTTACTGGTCTTGCAAAGCATGGTAATAAATAGTTATTTACTAGGGAAGATATAGTATGGACGAACAAGTACAAGAGTTGATCGAAGAGCTGAAAGTAGCTTTCGCCAGCACATATGCCTTTTACATCAAGGCTCAGTATTATCACTGGAATGTAGAAGGTCCTAACTTTCCACAATACCACGACTTCTTCGGCGACGTATATCAAGAGGTTGGTGGATCGATTGATAAGATGGCAGAGCATATCCGAGCATTAGATGCTTACGCTCCAGGTTCATTCAAACGTCTAGGAGAACTATCGGCTGTTGAAGGCGATGATACTATTGTATCTGGTCTCGAAATGGCTGCAAGACTTCTAGCAGACAACGACAAACTAACACCTATGCTCATTAATGTGATGAAGAAAGCCGAAGCTGTTGATAGATACGGCACTGCTAACTTTATACAAGATAGAATTGAAGCCCATAGAGTTCACTCCTGGATGCTCCGTTCTGTGACAAAGAGAGTCTAATGGCATTTACTTCCCTAGGACGTGTTGCAAGATTAATGCTTGAAAGAGCTGCTCCGGGAGCTCATGGCGTCACTGCACCTGATGGGGGTCCTGAAAAGGACATGAATGACCAGATTGCTGTGGGGTCATACGTTACGAAATCCTTTGAGATGTCTGATAAGGCTCAGAAGTTATACTCCAATCTACCTTCAACAACTCCTTCAACAGCAGCTGAAGCTGGAGCTATTGAATTAGATAAAATTTTTGATCTGTTTAGAGATGCTAGAGTTAGAAACTCTATAAATGTGAGCGATTTAGGAACAGCTATCACCAGCGAAAAGAAGGTGAGAGCAATGGCTAAGGAAATGGGTCTTGAGAAAGAGCACAACGAAATCCTTACGGATATCATGCGCCACCTCAATGACTATGCGGCCAACGCGCCAAAAAGAATCATAGATCCCGAAGATCATGTACACCCTTCTGACGATCTACGTTTTAAAACAGACAGCAAAAAATATAGTACAGATAGAACTTCTGACCGAGACGTTGATAATAGCAAAAACTATTTGATTCGTAGGTCACTGAAGGCTCAGCGCAAGCTCAAAATTATTGATAATGACTAAATCATAAATAACTAGAAATCTACCGGAGAAGTATACCAATGGATAACAATAACTTTCTGAAGAGCTTGTCTAAGAGCCTCATCGACGATGTTCGCAAAATCATGGAAGCTAAAACCCATACAGTCCCAGCGACTGATAAAGAAAAGAAATTAGCAGCTCTTGCAGAACCTAAGGACAAGATCACTCATGCTGATGTCCTAAAGGGTCGCGGAGTTACTAGAGAAGAAGTCGAGCAGGTCGACGAGCTTTCAACAGACACGATGCGTAGCTATATGGATAAAGCATCTGATGCTCGTGGCCACCGTAACCTTTCTACTAAGAAGGTTGACAATCGCTATGCAGGAGTACGGAAAGCATCCAGCAAGCTGGCTAAGGAAGAAGTAGAAGTTCTTGATGAGGCAACGGCAAAGATTGTTGCTCATCTTCAAAAGCGCTATGGAGACAACATCCGTAAGAGCCATGTTATGTCCGCCGCTAATGATTTTGGTGTGGGATACACAGGTCTTGCTCACGCAGTTCGTAAGAAGCTCGGTGTTATTAGACTCAAAGAAGAGATCGATGCTGATCTTGAAGCTGAACTGAAGGCTACGCGTGTAACAAAGAAGTCAATGTCCGACGCTAAGAAAACCCGCGAACGCGCTAATGGCATGAAAGAAGAAGTAGAGCTCGACGAAGCTTCGAAGCCAGGATATTTTCGTGTATCTATCCCAAATAAAGCAACAAAGTATCACAATGCCGATAACGCTATGCATGCACGGGAATTAGCACAAAAAAGTTACGATAATCCTCCAGCTGAGGTTGCGGCACGCCGCGCAGACACACATAAAGGTCTAGATTTTTCAAAAGCCTCCGTACGCAGATTGGGAGATAAGGTAAATTTAAAATCTAAATTTAGTAAAGAAGAAGTCGAGCAGGTCGACGAGATCTCGAAAGCAACCATGGGTCGCTACATCAATAAAGCAAAAGACTCTATTGACTTGACTTCATACAGAAGTGGTATAAAGGACGGGACAGCAATTTCTTCATCGACTCCGTATAAATCAAATAATCCACTTGAAAAGAAGCTGACCAAGCGCCACAAGGGTATCGAAACTGCAGTTAAGAAGTTGACCAAGGAAGATGCAGAGCAGATCGATGAGCTTTCAAAGAAGACTCTTGGATCCTATGTTAAGAAGGCTAAGGATCAAATGAGCCGTTCGGATCAAATCGCTGGCATTGAACTCGGACGTCGATCGGATGCTGGTGCGAGAGTAGGCAATCTCGAGCGCAAACATAACAAACGCGCAAGCAAGCGTTACTTCGGTATCGATAAGGCCGTTGACAAACTGACTAAGGAAGAAGCCGAACAGATCGATGAGCTTTCGAAGAAGACTCTTGGATCCTATGTTAAGAAAGCATCGGGCGCTGAACGTCCAAAGAATCCAATGAATCCAAAGAGTGTTCCTATTACAACAATCGCTGCATATCAAGGCGACAGTGAAACAGGACACTTCGGCAAAAGATTCAACCAAGCAACTTACGATAAGGCAGAACGTCTTCGTAAGAATCGTGAAACAGGAATCAAAACCGCTGTTGATAAGCTGACCAAGGAAGAGATCGAAATGATCGAAGCTAAGTTGGCTGGCGTTGCTCCTGGTTCAATGGAAGGTGATGCCCACATGTGTGCTACAAAGGTCTTCCATAAGGAATGGAATGAGGGCACACCTATCAAGACTATGCACGCTGATCCAGATGCGGAAGGTCTTATCGAGTGGTATGATGTTATGTTCGATCATGGCATCGAGCGTGTAATGACAGAAGACATGGAAGTTCTCCAGGCTGAGTCACACATGCACTCGAAGAAGAAGATGAAGGAAGAAGTCGAGCTCGACGAAGGTTCTTATAAGGACAACCCCAGACATATGGGTACAATCGGTCCTATCACTACAGATGCTGAGCGCAGAGAGCGCGCTAGGAAGTATCGTGAGAAGAAGATGAAGGAAGGCTACGTTCCTACTTCTGACGAACCAACTGCATCAGATAAGAAGACTGCTGATAAGGTTCGTGCTATGATGGCAAAAGAGAAGATGAAGGAAGAAGTCGAACAGGTTGATGAGCTTTCTGTTGTAGGTCTGGATAAGTATCACAGCAAAGCATACCAGTCTATGTTTGATAAAGATTCTGACAAAAAGACTGTGGCAAAACGTAAAAAAGGTATGGACATGGCCTATAACAAGGCCGGCTTTGGCAAAGCTAAAGTATATGCCTCGGAAGAAGCTGAGCAGGTTGTTGAGGTTTCGAAGAATCTGATGCTCAAGTATCTCTCAGCAAATAAGAAATCAGATAAAGCTGCTCAAGAAAAAGGTGACTACAGTAAGTCGGATAAACGCATGCGTGGTACTGATGTAGCTGTTCGTAAGTATACAGCATCCAACAACAAGTACGTTCGTGTTCCTGCTACAGAAGAAACTAAACTCGACGAAGCTAAGCGTGGACGTCCAGCTAAGAATGCTCCAGTAGGTCAAGATGAAGAACCAGCAGCTCTAGGCTATCAACTTCGTAAAGCTACTTCTATCAACAAGCCAGTCCATTTCATGAACGGCGAACGTAAAGAAGTAAGCACTAACCACGTGGAAAGATTTAACGATCACATGGGAGCGCGTAAATCTTCTCAAGAGAAAGCGGCTTTCCAAACTAGAGCTCATAAGTCCCATGCTGAATTTGTAAAGGCTGTTTCAGAGCCATTTCCAAAGGCTTCAAGGGACACTGGTGAAATCGTAAGGTATAGACATTGATATGGGCGTAATTAAAGCTGGTAATATTATTGTAGGCAATGTGGGGGTGTCTAGTGCCCCTACATTACCTGCCTCTGTGACAACAGATAAGATTGTGGTAAGTAACTTACAAGAATTGCGCGGGGATACACAACAACCTTCAATTCGGGCACCCCGAGTAGCCAGAGAACCTACACCATCTAAGGTTGAACCTGTCAATACAAACAAAAAACGAGTTTCAAAATATTTGGCTGATATGTATGACACAGTCAACTTACCTTCGTTTGATGAAGATGATAAATAACTAAAGTAAACACTTAGGAGAAGTAAAATGGCTCAATGGGGCAATACAGACGACGCGGCAAATTCGGTCCTATGGGCCACCACACAAGTGAATCTGCCTGCAAATACAGTTAACCAAACAGCACTGTTTGGCAATACAACAGCCGACGCATTCATCACTGGTGTTACAGCCGGTCAATTTGGCGTCGATGCTAACGAAGTTACGGCCGCACGCGAAGAAGGTTCGGGTGATCGCGCTGCTCACGCTGGTTGGGTTCTCCGTACAGTTGGTTCGGGCGGCCGTGCTGGACGTACTCAGACTGAAGTGCTTGTTGCTATGTCGACAATCGGAACAGATAGTGAAGACGCTGTCTATCAAGATTACAAACTTCGCATTAGAACACAACCATCGAACACCACAGCAAATACATCTGCTGCTGAGAATGCAACCTTCACTGTTGTTGGAGCTTCGACTCCAGCAGGCGCTTCGCTGACATATGCATGGACATATGCTAATGGTGCAGCGATTGCAACAAATGCTAACGTTGGTGTAACTACTGCTGCAACACTTACCGTGAACTCAGCCGTCCAAACAGCTAATGCTGGATTCAAGGTTGCAGTCTCGGCAGCTGGTGCTGACACAGTCACATCGTCTAACGCTACATTAACTATTACAACTTAATAACCGCGCATAAAGACGCTTAATTACAATACCTGCCTAAAACTGGAGTAGCCGATGTCGAATCGCTCGAAGAAAATACCTGAATTTACATCGGCTACCTCCGTATCAAACACCGACCTGTTTCTAATAGAGCAGGTCGGTGCTAACACCTCCTCAACTAAAAAAGTTACTGCTAACACCTTGGCTACTTACATTGCAACTCAAGTAGGAGCAGTGTCTGGTACTAAAGGTGATAAGGGTGAAGTTGGAACTGCTGGTACAAAGGGCGATGCAGGCACTAAAGGTGATAAGGGTGAAGCTGGAACCGGTGAGCCTACAAATAAATTAGTCAACGGTCTCAATGAAGTTGTGCTTGACACCGATGGTACATTAATATTACCGACAGGTAGTAAACTATCCAACATATATCCTGGTCAAGCCGCAGCCAACTCAACTTGGTTTATACCTGATGATGACGGTGGTATTACCAGCCCCGACGGGCTTCAATATATACAGGTAAACACCGGCAATAATGGCATCCACATAGGAACAAATTGGACCACTGAAGAAACTAACGTTAAAGAATGGCGATTCCGCAACGACGGGGATTTACGACTACCAGCCGGTGGTACTATTAAAGAGGGGTATGTTACCAGCAATCCTACAATTCAACTTACTCCAGCAAGTCCAGATGTTGCTAGCCAGAAGTTGGTGATTAAAGGTGGTGGTAACTATACCGCTAATGACAATGGCATAGCACTGAACTGGTACATAATTAATCCCCTAGTCAATGACACTGTTGAGATAGCTGTTAATTCACCGGCCAATGCCAATGGAACACTCTACTGGTGGATCACCCCGGAGAATGCTGGTATAGCAAGTCCAGAATCTGGTACGGTAACGCTAACAGACGCTGCCGGTAATTTTAGTTTTACAGTAGACAGTGATGACTACGAATTCACAGTCCGCGTATCACCAGAAGACAATAACTACGATCCTGCGAATATAGGTGTTGAGACACAATTGTTCAACTCGGCGGCCCCTACTTTTGATGCCGATCATCACTTGCACTTGACCACAGGCAACTTGACTGAAACCAGTATCTTCTTGGGTACTGATGATCACAATGTGCGTACTACCACTGATGGCGGTATTGAAATAAACACATTCCTATATCCAAGCGGTGGTGGTAACGGCAAGTGGACTTTTGACTCCAATGGATTCCTAAACGCCCCTAACCAAAGAGTTATTAGGTTCTATGACGAGTATGGAGCATTCAATGGAGCAATAGGTGGAGACAATTTAGATCATGTGGTCTTTGCCGCTGGTGAAAATAAAGGTATAAAAGTTTTTACAGACGATGGGACCAAACTTTGGACATTTGGCACAGATGGTAAACTAACATTACCAGGTGCAGTAGTTAAAAGCACAGTGGCCAAGACTGGTACAGTCTTGCCAACAACTACTGGTATTGCTGAGTCATTAACTTCCAACTCTGCGCTAACTGGATTAACCGACGCTCAATACGGTCCGTTTACGCTGGGTACTGTGACTTTTAGTGTGGCTGTTACCGGCGGTGTTATTAATAATTTTGTTAGCGTGAGTAGCACAGCAAACGTATCAATCAACGATGTGTTGGGAACAATTGACAGTGGCGACATTGGTGGCACAGCAGGTACTACTATCACTGTCACAGTTAATGGGGTAGTTCAAGAAACTCCTACAGCATTAGATCTAACCAAATCTGTCAACAAACTAACAGATGGCAGCTATACACTAGCAGACGGTGTTGAAGGACAGATCATGTATTTGGTAGCCCAAAACGGCGTCTCTCCATCCGCTGTACTTGTTACGGTGGCCAACTGGAGATACACAGGGGATGTGGATACTAATGGGATATTAAATCCGTTCAGAACTATAGTAGGTGCTAGCCCTCTCGAAGTTATCAACACAGATATGTGTACTTTAATCTTTACAGATGGAGCTTGGCAAGCAAGTCCGGGGACGTGGATTTAAGATACGGTACTTAGCAAGAGTAGAGGTGAAATACCAAGTGGTAAATATACGTACTGATATCAACCGTTTTAGAGTTTGTAGATTATAATATGCATGAAGTACTTGATGAAAATAATTTTGTATTGTTTGCTGCGAAGCACTATGATAATCCACAGTGTTACGATACGCTAGAATTTTATGATGACCTCAAAAGATTCAAGTATTTGAAAAGATTGTTTGGTAAGTATCAAGAGTCGGGAGAGCTTAAAGAGCGTCTAATACTCAACCACTTAACCATATTATATAATGTGTTCGGGGAAGCTGCTACTAGAATGCTATTCTATAAGCTAGATGGCTATTATAATTACTTAAAGCCGTTTCTAGTTCTACTTAACTATATGCCCGACAAAGTAACTAATGTAGGACCCGATAACAGTATAATATATAGTTGTAACATTCCCATGGACGAATATATTGTAGAAGTATTAAGGAAGATTTAATGGCTAAAAAAGATCCTAGAGAGTATGGTTTTGAGGGTGAGATGGTAATGTCTCAGCTCAAGGGTATCATGCAGCATGCGCAACAAATGCATGATCTGTTAGAACCAGATACTGATCTTCCTGAGTGGGTCCAGTCAAAGGTCACACTTGCTTATGACTATCTCCAAACTGCTGCTGATTATACAAGAACAGAGATGAACGAAGATGTCGACTCTTATGCAGATGCATTAATAAAGCGCAACAAAGGGAATCTCAACAAAGGTCATGTTGTCAATGCGGCTCGTATTGCTGGTATGGATGACAAGAAACTTATGGCCGCTGTGAATAAAAAAGTAGGTCGTATTAAAGAAGAAGCCCCTACTATGTCAGCTGGATCTGGTAAGATCGCTGGTATGGGTGTTGGTCCTCAAGGCGAACCTGGTGTCAAGCCAGCTGCTATGAATCGTTATAAAAAGAAGAACCAAGCCGAAGCTCCTAAGGCAGGCAGAAAAACTTTTGGATTGTTTTTGAAAGGTAAGTGATATGGGTATGATTCCGTTTCCTGTTAAGATTATGGCTATTATCTTTATCGTGCTTGGTGCTGCAGGTTGGGGATACATGAAGGGATCGGCTCATGCCGAGATCGAACTAGCTAACTTCCAAGCAAAGGCTGAGAAGCAAATCTCAGAATTAAAAACTGAGAACACGAAAATATCTGATAACGTTGTTACAGAATATGTCGATGTGGTTAGAACCATTACTGATAAAGAAACAATTTATAAAGACAGACTGGTCGGTCTAGGTGAAGGTACGAACAACCTCTCTAATGGTTGGGTAGAGTTACACGACGCATCAGCAAGACTCGCGGATCCAGATGCCGTGTTAGCATCTGATATGTCCCCATCAGGCGTGATGGACAATGCTGCATTAACAGTCGTACTCTCTAATTATAGTACATGTCATGCTAATAAGCAACAGCTAATCAGTCTACAAAGATGGATTACGGATAATAAAATGGCGATCGATAAGGCTAACCTACAGGCTCCTAAGGAGAAGTGATATGAAATATGTAATTATTATCGTGGCAGCATTGGCCCTTGCTGGGTGTAGTATGTTTGGAGGAAAGAAAACCAGATTGGTGCCTCAAGCCTACATGCCCGATCCCCCTGCAATTCTTATGGAGTCTCCAAAAGAGCTAAATACTATATTAAAAGAGTCGGCAAAATCCGACTCACCAGAAGGAGTGAAAGAAAATGATTGATACTGTTTATATAATTGCAGCTGTAGTTGTTGTCGCTTTAGGTGCAGCAATTATTTACGCTAACCGTCTTCGCTTAGATGCAGATGGTGATGGTGCCGTTACGCTAAAAGATGCTGGTGTCATTGTCGACAAAGTAGAAGATAAAGTAGAAGATGTTGTCGAAGAAGCAAAAGAGCGCGTAGAGCGAATTCAAGAAGAAGTAGCCGATGTAGCCGTTGCTGTTAAGGCTGTGGCTAAGCAAGCTAAGGGCGTGGCTAAAGCTGCTCAAGGCAAAGCCCGTACGGGAAGAAAGAAAAAGAAATAATGAAGAAATTCTCCTCGTACTTCTTAGAAGCAAGAACTGTAGAAGCTATTGACGATGCCACAGCGAAAGCTGATGCTACGTCAGACGAGGCAAAGCGAGCTGTAATTGCAACTATTACATCTAACTTTTATAAATTCATTAATAGCCCCGATTCCGGAGACAATAAAGGGCTGCTGATGCTTATAGCAGCCCTTTCAACTCTCAATGCAGATGATACGCCGCAGACCTTAGCTACAGCTAAAAGGCTTGCACAGATGGCATTCATCCGGACCGGCAAGAAAAAATAATAAATAGTTTGAGTGAATTCCTTAATTATGTAACTACAAAGGAAACATAAGATGGGTTCAATTAAAAAATATCTCTCGCAGGTTATGCAGGACGGAAGTGGCTCATACTCTTCCAAAAGACTTGTTACCATGTTAGCTACTGTTCTTGTGGCTGCAGGTTACATTGCTAATCTGTTTTGGGACTACACTGTGGAGCAATTCATGTTCGAATCAATGATGTACATCGTTATTGCTGGTCTTGGTATCACTGGTGCTGAAAAGTTCGCACCTAAAGCTCCTGTAGATAATATCTCCTAATGTCCGTGCGTGTCCAACCTGAGCTAGCTAGTTTAGCCGATAACGTCAGCCATCTTCAGCAAGATATGGCTCAGGTTGGTACACTCGTCGACCGGTTAGATGTTACTATTGAGAAGCTAACCGAAGTATCTTCAACTGTATCTCAAATTCTAGCAGTTCAGGGTAGCCGCCTAGAATTTCAAGAAAAGGTACAAGTGAAGTTGGAAGAAGTAGTCGAAAAGCGTAGAGAAGAAACCGAAAAGTATGTTAAGGACTTGTACGGAAAAATTGATACGGTAGAAAGAGAACTACAGGTCGACATGGACAATAATAATGATAAAGTTCTTTCTAAAATAGAACAGCTGCGTGTTGAAGGTCAAGAGCAACACAAGGATATGGAAAAGCGCCTCTCTCGCCTTGAAAAATGGATGTGGACAGTCGTCGGTGGTGGAGCCGTTATCGGTTTTGTTGTATCTCGTGTACCGTGGGCCACATTTATCGGTTGACTTTAGTTCATATTCTAGTATCATGGGGAATGTCCCCATATGATATAGGAATAGTTATAGTAATGTCTCACCAGTGGCTCGAATCAAAATACATATCATTACTCTCCAATAGACTTAGAAACTTTAAGCGCAAGGGTCCCGATCAATGGAACTTCTCTTGTCCTGTCTGTGGCGACTCAAGAACCAATAAACATAAAGCGCGGGGGTATGTTTATCCTAGTAAGGGTAAGCTAGTATATCACTGCCACAACTGCAATGTTACTATGGGAACGCCTAAGTTTCTCAAGTATGTGGACGCTGTGTTATACGATGAGTTTATCAGGGAGAAAGTTAGTGTCGATCCTATAGATAAACCTAAGAATGAGATTACTGAATTCGTAGAGAAGATGTTACCTCCTAAGTTTGTTAAGGAGGGTCCGTTAAAGGGCTTGAAAAAGATATCATCTCTGCCTCCTGAACATGCTGTTAAGCTGTATGTCCAGAAGCGTATGATACCCTCTAATTACCATTATAAGCTATATGTTGTAAAGCATTTTAAGAAATGGGTCAACACATTTATGCCTGGTAAGTTTGAATCAGAGGATAATGATGAACCCAGATTGATCATCCCGTTCTTGGATGAGAATAAGAATTTGTTCGGCTTTCAGGGCAGAGCGCTGTTGAAGAAGTCTCCGATTCGATATATAACTATTATTACTGACAAGGAAAAGCCTAAGTTATTCGGACTGGATACTCTAGATACAACTAAGCCTATTTTTGTCGTAGAAGGTCCAATCGATTCGATGTTTTTACCTAACGCCTTAGCTTCTGCGGGTGGTGATATGATTACAGACCTTCCTAAGGTAGCTGATAAAGATAACATTACTATTGTTTATGATAACGAACCTCGTAATAAGGATATTGTTAGGAATATTGAGAAGGCAGTTGATAATGGATACAAGGTATGCTTGTGGCCTAATACTATGATGCAAAAGGATGTAAATGATATGGTCCTTAGTGGGATGACACAGCAGAAAATAGTTGACATTATTAACGAACATACATATAAGGGATTAGAGGCAAAGCTCGAAATGGCGTCGTGGAAGAAAATATAATGTGGCATCGTTTTTTATGTCGATTTGGATGGCATACGTGGTCAGAGTGGGATTCTCCTAAGGTAACGGCTGGCGGAGCTAAGGCTCAACAGTTTCGTATATGTACAGTATGTAAGAAGCAACAACGACATGTGTTCTGATTCAATTTAACAGGAAACGGATATGACCGAATTAGTAGATAATGAGTTTGGGATCGAGTACGAACAGATCTCGATTAGAAAACTTAGAATATTCAGAGTTGGCAGGCAGTGGCTTGTCGAGTATCAACGCGTTGCTCGTTTCTGGGCACCGTGGGACCATTTCTGGTGGTACAATGATGGCCAATACGTTGAGTACTACGATGCTCTAGGCCGAGTCAATGAC